GTTGATGGCTGTGGGAAGGGGACACTGCCCAGAGAGGATTCCTTGCATCAGGATTGACTTGAATCTGCGTACAATAATCCGACTAGACATCCCTTCCTTATCGTCAGAGAATAACATCTCACTCTCAGTATAGATCGTACTAGCCGGATCCACAAACAATTGAATCGACTCCCGCGCTATTTTATCTCTCACACGCTTCCATGCTCCTTGATTCGAAAAGTTATACTTGAGAGGAGATGGACGGACAATCGATGTGACAAAACTATCTTCTCTGAACATAGGGTGGAGAATCATCGGAGTCAAGCACGATGCGAAAGCTTCAGAGAGGGTCGAGATCATCGGTACTGGGGTCCACCTCAACTCTCTTCGTGACCTTGCAAATGTTGACTCAACTGCTGTCAGAGCTACCTCACATGCTACTAAATTGAGGAGAGTCTCTATGCCAATCCCTCGTAGCTCCAGTAGGTCAATCTTGAACCGGATAACTCCTCTTCCTTGATCCGCTATAGCTAGAGCACTGTGGGAGCTCTCTAGAGCCCTTCCGATCAATCGTCTGATAGCATTCGTGGAAGAATATCCTGATGATCCAAGATCTCCTAAGATCCCAGTGAAAGGAGAGTCATGTGGGCCGTGAGTTCGGACAAGCTCAATGGACTGTGCTGTAGCAAGGATATTGCCTCTTAGGAAAGGAGTCTCCAAGTCTCTTTGGCTGGATACTTCGATGACCTCATCAGGAAGAAATTCCCAAGTTGTGCTGTCAGTAGAAAGGGTGCAAAACAGAGCAGAGTCATGTTGCCTCCTGTTCATCCCTAGTATGCTAATGCCTGAGACCATCATCTCCTGAACCATGACGGCGACATCTTGTTCTCCTCCTGATATCGGGTAAGCATCGTCATTGACCAAAAAGCAAAGAGATGCAAAACTCAGTGTTCCTAACCCACTTGCAGATCTCATCCCCAGGCGCGAAGCATATCGGTGAGATATTGTGCCTCCAATTGCAGTCCCCAGGAGCGGGTAGATCTCACTAAGATCGATATCTGCTCGTGACCTGGCTATACTGGATATCAAGTTCTTGAAGCTGATCGAGACACCCGGTTGAGTAGCTATGTCAGCAAGTCTCTTCACGGCTCTCTCTGGAGCTGATGAGGTTGTTATCTTGAATCCATGCTCGGATCTCTTCTCTACTGTTGATCTCCCTATGTAGGGATCCTCCTCTCCACGTGAATGAAAGGGGTGAGATCCTGGTCCTCTGAGAGATAGGGACTTGAATCCTATCCTAGTTGGAGCCACGTCTCCAATTATCAGAGGGAGATCAAATGGGACATACGATGTGACTCCAGATATCTCAACACCCTTGAGTCTTCCCCACCTTGCCCTCATGCCCTTTATGTCTCTGTAGATGCTCTCGATTCTACTCTCGCCGGCTCTACATCTATCAATCCGGGAGACAACATTGGAGAAGTAGCCTGCCCCTGATGCTAGGATCTTTGAACAAACTGATAGGTCTGCCTCCCCCTGAAGGAGCGCTTGGACTGTTCGAGTTGAAGTGAACATCTTGGATATCATAGCCTGAGCTCCTACCACGGACCATCCTAGTGCGTCAGAGAGTAGAACAGGGTTGAATGGTCGGCATGAGATCAGAAGCTCTCGAAGGTCAGCCCCGTATTTATCTATCCTAGCATCAGTCAATTCCTTGATGGCAAGGTTCCTCGAGAGGCCATTGACTTTGGCCTTACTAGACAAGAGAATAGAGTTCTCAGCGGTAGTTGGTCTGTCGAGGGGGATGCTGTATGGATCCTCGAGCAACAAATCTAGGTTTGGATTGTCTTCCAGCCAGAGATGACCCTGGAGAGAATAGATAAACTTCCTGGCTAGCCCTGAGCTCTTCTGATAGAACTTGAGAGAGGAATAGGACTTGGAGAGGGGATCAGCTCCCCCTTTGTAGAAGAAAGAAGTGACAGGAGCTGTCTGGGTTCCTCCCAGATCACTAGGAAGGATGAGGAGACCATAGATTACTCGATTTGTAAGGATTTCTTCCAGTCTTCTTCCAAACATGCTCGTCTCCACAAAGGCAGTCCTCTTCAGTCGATAGAGGTACAAAGCAGCGTGGAGGCACCATAGAGCGAAACAGTTCATAGGTTCCTTAGTTCTTTCAGCAGCCGAGAGGCACTGACCGCTGATTGACCCTATTGAGCCATCGATTGACGGGAAGTCTGACGAGCTGTGAGGGAATATCCTGCTGTGGGG